AACGAGGTGGTGAAGATGGTTACTTTGTTAGAAAAAAAGATGTAGGAGTAATTGCACAAGAAGTAGAAAAAGTTTTACCTGAAGCAGTTGCACAAAGACCAGATGGAATTAAAGCTGTCAAATATGACAGGTTAACATGTTTACTTATTGAGGCAGTTAAAAAACTTTCTGATCAAGTTGAAAGTTTATCAAAAAAGGGGAATTAATCCATGGCCGTCCCTACTACGAATGTTGGATTAACTGATATCCAAACTGAATTTGGTGGCAGCAATCCAATCCAATTATCCGAATATTATTCAGGTGGTCCTTTAGTACCATCAGGTTCTCCTGCTCCTAATGGACCAATACCTAGTTCAGGACAAATAGCTATTGGACAATTTAGAGGTGCATTAAAAGCACAAAATATTGTTGCTACAGGCGGAACAATCTTAACAGATGGTGATTATAAAATTCATGTTTTTACAGGACCAGGTACATTTACTGTAAACACTGCGGGAATTGGTCCTTCTACTTTTACTGATGTAGATTATTTTATTCAAGCCGGCGGCGGTGGAGGAGGAGATGAATATGGCGGAGGAGGAGGTGCAGGAGGAACTCGTGCATCTGATCTTCATTATTCAGGACCTCCAGCAGCATCTAATACAGGTATAACAGTAAATGCAACTGGTTATCCAATTTCAGTTGGAGGTGGTGGACCTGCAGGCGTAAGTCAAGCAGGAGGACAAGGAGGTTCTTCATCAGTTTTTAGTCTTACTTCAGCAGGAGGCGGCGGAGGCGGTAATCGTAATGCTGGCTCAGCAAGTGCTGGAGGATCTGGCGGAGGCGGAGTTATGAACCATGGTGGTCAAAGTTCTACAGGGGCTGCAGGTAATACTCCACCAACATCTCCATCACAAGGAAACCCTGGTGGAAATGCTTCACCTTCTACACCTGGTTTAGGTGGAGGAGGAGGTGGATCAGTAGCTTCACCTGGACCTAATGGATCACCTAATGTTGGAGGACCAGGAGCAAATGGAGCACCTTGGGCTTTTTTAGGATCTGCACCTACTGCACCTAGTTATGGAACTCCAGGACCAGCACCAGGAAGATTCTTTGGCGGCGGCGGAGGCGGCGGCGGTGAAGTATTTGTTCCTACATCTTCTGGAGGAGCTGGAGGTGGCGGAGGTTCTGGTAAACCGGCAGGTGTTTCTGGAACTGGAAATACTGGCGGCGGAGGCGGCGGCGGTAACGTCGGCGGAAGTGGTAACGGAGGCGGCGGAAGCGGTGGCTCTGGAATAGTAATGATAAGGTATAAATTTCAATAATGGCACACTTTGCAAAAATAAATGATGATAACGATGTATTAACAGTATTGGCTGTTGATAATATCAATGCTAACACAGAAGCTGAAGGTCAAGCTTATTTAGAAACACATAATAATTGGCCTGCAGATAAATGGATTCAATGTTCATATAATACTAGAGGTAATGTTCACTTATTAGGTGGTACACCATTTAGAGCAAATTATCCGGGCATTGGTTGGAAATGGGATTCAACAAATTCTATTTTTCATAGACCACAACCTTATGCAAGTTGGACTTTAAATACTACTACTGGATTATGGGAAGCACCTGTTGCTAAACCAAATACAACTTGTACGCATTCTGATGGAACAACTATTCAAGATTCTTATGCATGGAATGAAGACAATCAAGAATGGGTTAAAAATACAGTTACTTATTAGATTGAATATATAATTAGTTATTATATATTATTTAGAAATTATGCATAAGAACGTATTAAGTGAGATAGATACATATTTTGGAACAGTAGATATGCCAAAATATTTTGAAATTAATAGAGAAGAATTAAAATCAAATTTATTGTCTTCTGTTATTAAAGATAAATATTTTTCTAACTCATCTGTTATAAGCACTCCTTTTGATTATGAAATGTTAAATGGAAAAGCATTTACTATGTTAAATACATATTTAATGGAAAATTTTAGATTAAAATATGGAATAAATATTGTTAATAATTTTAATTTTGGAAGTATCTTTCATGAAAAAGAAAGCTCTATTACTAAAAATCTTGTTAATGAGCAAGATTTATCTTCTTCACCTGATTATACTTGTATTTATGGAATTGAATTAGAAAAAAAATCTCAACAATTAATAATTGGATATCCTAATAAGAGATTAAAAGAAAATTTTTTTTCTATAGAATTAAAAAACAATGAATACATTATTTTTCCTTCTACATTAAAATATTTTTTTACTCGAAATACTTCTAATCAAACAAATACTTTTTTAAATATTGCATATAACATAGTTTAATGAGTGGTCACTTTAACTATTGCTGGGTTTTTAAAAGAGGACTTCCAGAAAGAATTTGTGACGAAATTATAAAAAATGCAGAATTAAAAAGTAAGGAAGAACGAGTAGGTATTACAGGAGATTTTGGCCCTATAAGAGATGTAGTAAAAAATCCTTTAAATAAAAAAGAAACAAAAAAATTAAATAAAATAAGAAAATCTAATATTATCTGGATGAATGACAATTGGATATACAAAGAAATACATCCATTTATAGCAAATGCTAATAAACACGCGGGATGGAATTATGAGACACATTGGTCTGAAAGTTGTCAGTTTACTAAATACAATAAAGGTGATTTTTATGATTGGCATAGTGATTCATGGAGAGCACCCTATAAATCTGATGGAATTGAAAATGGAAAAATTAGAAAATTATCAGTAACAGTTTGTTTATCTGATCCTAGTTCTTTTAAAGGAGGTGATCTTCAATTTGATTATAGAGATCAACACCCTAAAAAACCAAAAACAATACATACAGTTAATGATATAAATAAAGGATCAATAATTGTTTTTCCTTCTTGGGTATGGCATAGAGTAACTCCGGTAACAAAAGGAGTAAGATATAGTTTAGTGATTTGGACTTGCGGATGGCCATACAAGTAATAGATAATTTTTTAGATAAAGATGAATTTGATAAAATTAAAATAGTTATGATGAGTAATTATTTTCCTTGGTATTACTGTGATCATGTTTCTTACGAAAATGAAAATGACAAGTTTTACTTTACACATAATTTTTATAAAGATTCAAAACCACAAAGTTATTTTTTTAATATTTTAGATAATTTATTAAATAAATTAGAAATAAAAAGTTTAATAAGAGTTAAAGGAAATTTACACGTTAAAGAAAAAAAGATGGCCTACAATAATTTTCATACTGATTTACCTTTCGAACACAAAGGTTGTATTTTATATATTAATGATAATAATGGATTTACATATTTTAAAGAATCAGATAAAAAGATAAAACCGAAAGAAAACAGAATTGTTTTATTTGATCCCAGTATTGAACATAAAAGTTCAAGATGTAGTGATAGTAAAGTTAGAATAAATATAAATATAAATTATTTTTAAATGAGTTTTAAAAAACAAAAATTTTTAATTGTTAAAAAAGCATTACCTCAAGTAGTAGCTCATTTTGTTTCAGATTATTTTTGGCTCAAAAGACAAGTAAATATAACAATGCTTAAAAATAATTATATATCTGTTTTTCAACCAGATTTTGGAACATGGAATGATTCACAAGTTCCGAATACTTATTCACACTATTCTGATATTGCTATGGAAACTTTATTGTTAGGTTTACTTCCTAAAATGGAAAAAGAATCTGATATGAAATTAGTTCCAACATATTCTTATGCTAGAATATATAAAAAAGGAGATGTTCTTGAGAGACATAAAGATAGAGCAAGTTGTGAAATTTCAGCTACTCTTAATTTAGGTGGAGATAAATGGCCAATATTTTTAGAACCCTCTGGAAAAACTGATCAAAAAGGAATTGAAGTTAATTTAGATCATGGTGATATGCTTATGTATAAAGGTTGTGATTTAGAGCATTGGAGAGAACCTTTTACTGGAGAAAGCTGTGTTCAAGTTTTTTTACATTATAATAAAAAAAATAAAAGTAATAATAATGAGTTTGACGGAAGAGAACATATAGGTTTACCTGAGTGGTTTAAAGGTAGAAAAAATGTCAACAAAACAAAAATTTAAAAAATATTTAACTCATATAGAATATCCAGAAATTTTTGAAGGTTGGCATATAAAAGGAATGCTAAAAGATCATTCTAATAATGTGTATAAATTTGATACCTCGAACCTTACTAAAGAGGAAGAACACCATTATCAAAGAACAGATAATTTTAAAAATAAAGCTGATAAAATGGTTTTTGATTTTGAAACACAGTGGATTATATTAGATATAAATGAGCTACATTCTTATATTAAAAACAATCAATTAAAAGAAGTTAATTTGGATCAGTTAATAAATAATTTAGAATGGAATATTGTAGTAAATAAATGAAAATTAAACTTTATAATAACTTTTTAGAAAATGACCATTCTCAAGAAATTTGGAATTTTGTTATAAATTCTTATTATAAAATAGGTTGGGTAGATAGTGAAGAACCACAACATCGTGCTTATCCTAATATACATAGTGAATATAGTAATAAAGATTTAGATAGAATAAAAATATTAAATCCTGTATTAAAAATATTAAAGTTACCTAAAGAAAATTTTTATAAATGTGTTGTTAATTTAACTAAACCTTTAGATGTAAATTTTATTCATGTACATCCAAACAGTATAGTTGCTTTATATTATGCAAATTTTACTTGGAATCCTGAATGGGGAGGAGAAACTATATTTTACAATAAAGACAGAAAAACTATTAATTTTGCTAATCCATATACTCCTAATCAATTAATAACTTTTGATGGTAAAATACCACATACTATTAAATCACAAAATTTAATTGGACCTTCCTATCGTTTTACAATAAGTTTATTTTTTAAAAAATGAAAGAATATAAATTACCTTATGATAGTTTTATAGGAGGTTGGTTTATAGATAAAGATGTGTGTGATAATATTATAAAATATTTTAAAGATACTCCTTATAAATTTAAAAACAAAGGAAATGTATATGGTAAAGAAGGAAAAACGATAGATAAAACAGTTAAAGATTCTTTAGATTTAATAATATGTCCAAAACAATACTCACCTTTACTAAATAATTATCGAGAAAATTTGCAAGATTGTTTAGAACAATATTTAATAAAATATCCAGAATCAAATAAATTAGCAAGATTTAATGTTAATGATCATTATAATATACAATACTATAAACCTAATGGAGGTTTTAAAAAGTGGCATAGCGAAAGAGGAAGCTTGTTAGATACAAATAGAGTTTTAGTATTTATGACATTTTTAAATAATGTGCCTGGAGGAGGTACTATGTTTAAATATCAAAAACTGACCGTACCAGCAAAAAAAGGTTTAACATTAATATGGCCTACTGATTTTACACATACTCATAAAGGAGAAATATCTAAAACTCACGAGAAATATATTATAACTGGTTGGTTTACATTTAATAATCCTTAAATCTATACTTGAGTTAAAATATGTTGTAAAATAAGGATATGCCTTTAACAAATGTACAGATAAAACCAGGATTTAACAAACAAGTCACAGAAACAGGAGCCGAAGGGCAATGGACAGATGGTGACTTTGTTAGGTTTCGATATGGCTTACCAGAAAAAATTGGTGGATGGCAACAAATTACAAGCCATACTTTAGTTGGAGCTGTAAGAGAACAATTAGTATGGGCAGATTTAGATGGTAGAAAATATGCTGCTTTAGGAACAAACAAAGGTTTATTTATATATTACGAGGGTGCATTTTACGATATCACTCCTCTTGATACAGCACTTACAGGTGCAACATTCGATACTACAGATACCTCAACAACGGTCACCGTAAACTATGTAGGACATGACTTAGATGCAGGAGATTTATTTACATTCACAAATGTAACACCGCCTTCAGGTGCTGGTTATGTAGCTTCTGATTTTGAAACTAATACTTTTCAAGTAGTGACTGCACCTGATGCAGACACGTTTACAATTACTATGGCTGCAGCAGCAACTGCAACCACATCTGCAAGTGGTTCAGCGGATGTAAATCCTTATGCAACTGTTGGTCCTTTGTCACAAACCTATGGATACGGTTGGGGAACAGGTTCTTGGTCAAGAGGCACTTGGGGTTCAGCGTCCACAACATCATCTGTAATATTAGAACCTGGATCATGGTCTTTAGATCACTTTGGTGAAATATTAATTGCAACAGTAAAAAATGGTAAAACATTTCAATGGAGTCCGTTGCGTTCAAATCCATCTGCATTAACAACTAGAGCAACAGTTGTCAGTGGTGCACCAACAAAATCAGTCATGTCTATTGTATCTGAAAGAGATAGACATTTAATTATTCTTGGAACTGAAACAACAATTGGATCGATAATTTCTCAAGATAAAATGTTTATAAGATTTTCAGACCAAGAGGACATCGATGATTATACACCAACATCAATTAATACTGCAGGAACATTTAGATTAGACTCAGGTGTTAAAATTGTAGGTGCAGCAAAAGCTAAAGATTATATTTTAATACTTACTGATACTTCTGCATATGTAATGCAGTTTGTAGGACCACCATTTACTTTTTCTATAAGACAAGTAGGAAGTAATTGTGGGGCTATTGGTCAACATGCAATTAAATATGTAAACGGAGCTGTGTGGTGGATGGGTCAAGCAGGTGGATTCTTTATGTTTGATGGTACCGTAAAAGCTGTTCCATGTTTAGTAGAAGATTTTGTATTTACAAACAAAGGCAATAACCTTGGTATTAATTATAATTCAGGAGAAATTGTATACGCAGGATTAAATCATTTATATGGTGAGATTAATTGGTTCTATCCAAAATCAGGATCGGAAAAGATTGATAGAGTAGTATCCTATAATTATGAAGAAAATGTATGGACTACAGGTTCTATGGACAGAACATCGTGGGTAGATGCTACTTTATATGACAATCCATATGCAACTAAATTTAATGCAACAAATATTCCAACATTTCCAACTATACAAGGTGCAACAAATATAAATGGAGCATCTACGTATTATGCTCATGAAGTTGGTAATAATGAAGTAGATTCTACCGGAGCTAAAACAGCAATACCTGCATTTATTCAATCTGGAGATTTTACTTTAGCTGAAGGTGAAGTGTTTATTAGTATGAGGAGGTTTGTGCCTGATTTTAAATTGTTAACTGGTGATGCACAAATAACAATTAATTTAAGAGACTATCCAGCAGAAGGAGCTAATTCCTCACCTCTTGGACCCTTTACAGTAAATAGCTCAACTGATAAAATAGATACCTGTGCTAGGTCTAGGTTTGCTAGTCTAAAAATTGCCAATATCTCTACAGATCAAAACTGGAGATTTGGTACTTTTAGATCAGAAGTACAACCTGATGGAATGAGAGGATAATGGACGAAATATTTTTAAATG